AACAGGGCTTGCCTCGTAGAGTTCAACTTTTTTAAGGACATTCGCTTGGCGCTTTGGGTCAAAGTCAGCGTCAAGTGTTTTGTAGCCGATAGACCATTCTTGTTCTTCGCCGAAGAAAGCGACATCAGCAAAAGCCTGTTTGCCTCGTTCTGACTTTAGGTTGAATTGAACCTTGGCGTAAAGACCGCCGATTCCCGCGGCGCGCATTTTCATTGGAAGACGGGGATCCGAGGCTGGTACTTCGTACATTTCAAGAACTTTGCCAATGGGTTCATTCCAGTTGTGACCCCATACAACTCGCGGTTTACGCCTCTTCAGGCTTTCGTTGAATGCGCCCGGCACGATAATGTCGCCAACGGAGTCTTTGTTTCCGATACCAGCAACGAAACATTCAACGACACCAAGTGCTTCGTCAATGTTGAATTGACCTTGTAGCGCTTTATATTGCTGTGACTCAGATATTGCTGTTGGCATGATGCTCCAAAAATGTTTGTTTATTAACAATAAACTATTTAGGGCACCAAAAAAGGAACACTTTCAGTATATAGGGGGTATTTTACTGAAACTACTCTCCGTTGAATCCAAAACGAAGACGGCAACGACAGTTAAAAGTTAAAGCAGGAGGAGCGATTGGGTCGCCGGGGAAACGCAACATCATCCCGTCAACAACAAATCCATCACCAAAATTCACTGTTTTGCCTTCAAGAAACTTATGGGCAGTACGAACACGGGAATCTTTTCGGGTTAACCAAGTCTTTGTAAAACCGCCAGTACTGTCTTTGCCTGCCAAGTACACACCTCCGTTGTAGGAAGATTGTGCTTCATGTTCAGCGATGTCTCGTTTACGCTTGGAAATAAGTTTTAGAAATATTGCGATCAAAGCCAATCTTAAAAGCGTAGATTTATCCTCTTCGTTTTCTTCCATCAATGCAACAGCAATAGCGGCGGCGATTTCCTCGGCTGTGCTTGTGTTCGCTTGTTGCATTCTTTCTATCTGCTGTTGAGCAAGTTTTTCAACTTCCTGAGGTTCAAGCGCTACTTCTTCGCTAGTTCGCGAAGCAACATACTCTTTGGCGTCTTGGTAGATGGCGATAATGATTGGTTCCAGATCGTCTGCAAGTTGCTTGTTCCATACCTCAGGATCAAACACCATGTCCACCGTTAGAGCGCCACTTGCTAATGCTTTTATTCCTCGTTTGCCGAATGCTTTTTCCATAACAACTCTTTGTTGTCTTTCAAAAAGCCTTTCCAAGGCACGATCAATAATTTCCGTCCATCTGTCAGTGTCGGTATCTGCCTTTGTTTCAAGTTCGTTGAGAAACTTAAGTTGCATCTCTTCTTGAATTTTTTCAAATTCCGAAAGTTGTTGATCAGGGGTTAGAGCCGCTGTTTCCGTAGGTGCTCCTGCTGGTAAGTCTGGCGCGGGGATGGGCGCTGGTGGTGCAGGCTGAGGCATTTCCATAGCGCCTTCTTGCGGTGGGAGACCACCCGGCACAGCGTTTGGATCAACACCAGCCATATCAACTGGTTGTTGCTCTTCAGGTTTAAATGGTTTCTCCGTATTGGCAATCGGCGTAAGGTTCGGGTTGGAGAGAAGACTGTCAGCAAGTTCTGACTCAACTTTCTTACGACCCGTTGCGCTTCGGTATTCATTAAGACTAATTAAGCCTTGCTGAAATTCGTCCATCACATAGCGTTCACGTTCTTGTTTGGCGAGAATAAGAATTGGAATATCGTCAGTGTCAAAGTCAACATAATATTTATCGTCAAGTTCATCAAGTGCGCGAGCAAGGGTGTGAAGATGGGGCGCCATTGTTTCCATCCAAAACACTCTTAGTTCTTCAGAAGCGTTCGCAAAAGTTCTGCCAGCAGCGTTACCTATAACCGATTCTGGAACACCGAACGCGGCAAAGATTTCGTTCTTTTGTATTTCGCGCATTTGCGTGTAGGCGGCATCTCGTGGTGATGCAGAAGTGTCCACATAGTCCACGCCTGCTTCCGATGCAATAACAGTCGTGGAACCTGTCTTTGAAAGGTTGCCTCGGAAACGGTTTTTTAGTTCCTGCTTGTCGTCGTCTTCCATGTCGCCACGAACAACCAACAGTCCGCCGGGTCGCCCATCGTTAAGAAGATAATTGCGATTATAAAGTTTTGACAAAGTCTCTAATTCAATCGCTATGCCAGCAGATTCCATTGGAGTCATTGAAAGATATGGGTCTAGGGGATGTGGTCTACGAATCCAACAAACATCTTCTGGTTTTAGTGTGAACTTTGTTCCGTTGCGCATGTCCACTTCAAAACCCGATACAAACTTTTTGGGGTCAGGGACTGGTGCTGTGTGTTGTGGAGGGAGGAGTTGAAGAGCAATAATTTTCCCGTCACGAGAACGAACTTTCTCAATGAAAACACCTCTTGTGCTCATCAAAAGTTGTGCAGAAATTCTGTATCTAAAAGCAAAAGAGTTTTCGCCTTCGTTGGATTTTGAGTTAAAAATCTCCAACAAGGATTCGTTGCCTTTTGTTTTTTCTCCGCGCTGATCGTTACCTTTTCTCAGGATGACTGGTAGCCGCGCTTGGTTTCCCGCGATTGCATCAATGCATCGGAAAACCCATGTAACTTTTTGCATACCGTCTCGGTACGCACGCTCAATATCCCAACCGTCTTTATACGGTTTGCCTGCTCGTTGTGTATCAAACGCGATAGGCGCGCCGGGATTGGACATCGCTTTTTCACTGACGTTCCTGAGATCTTTATTGTTATTGCTGTTCCAAGCCATTATTCAGATCCCAACAGATACCCATAGATTCCGCAAGCAATACCACCAGTAATAAATCCCGCAGGCGGAAATATAAGACCAGTACCTAACGCAACGCCTACGACGAATAGAAACATCAAACAGTTTGCAAGGTTGCGGCGTGTGGCGAATAACTTGAGTTTACGATAAATATCCATTGAGACCGTCACCTTAGCAAATGAAAGACCTATTTAATACTACATTATGTATCTACCTATTTTTACGAGGGCTAATGGCTGACTGGGATAAAATTTACGAATACCTGCAACCGAAGGATCCGTTGTTTTGTCCTGAGGAAGCATCGTTAACTCAAAAAGTTTTTTTAAGAAGTTACTCACTTGAAGGTCTTTTTGGTGGGGCGGCTGGTGGAGGTAAATCTTCTGCGTTGCTGATGTCCGCTTTGCAGTATGTAGATGTCCCTAATTATTCAGCAATTCTCTTTCGTCGCACATATGCGGACTTGGCTTTGCCGGGTGCGCTAATGGATCGTTTCCGTGGTTGGGTTTCGGCATATGAGGATGTTCATTGGAACGCCAATAGTTATGTTGCAACATTCCCATCTGGCGCCCGTATTTCGTTCGGATATTTGAACAATACAAACGACTATTTGCGTTATAAAGGTTCAGAATTCCAATTTATTGGGATGGACGAAGTGACAGAAATTCGCGAATCTGACTACAGGTATATGTTCTCTCGTTTACGCCGACCTGCTTCAGGTCCACTGTCCAAGGTTCCCCTACGAATGCGGTCAGCCTCTAACCCTGCCCCGAACTGGGTTCGTCAAAGATTTATTGTGGAGGGTAAAAATGAGCAGAGATTTTTTGTGCCTTCATTTTTAACTGATAACCCAGGAATTGACGCTGAGTCATATCGTCAAGCATTGTCTGTCCTTGACCCTGTTGAGCGCCGAAGGCTTGAATTCGGTGACTGGTGGGCAACCACTCTTGGCACATTGTTTGACAGAACCGACTTTCCGATCATTGATGGATCCGATGTCCCTGTTATCACTAGTGCCGCGCGCGCCGTTCGGTATTGGGACTTGGCGGCTACCGAACCTCACTCGGGGAATACTGACCCCGACTGGACAGTGGGCACTTTGATGCTATTTGACCAAGGAATCGCCTACATCATGGATGTTCGTAAAATTAGGGCAAAATCAGACAAGGTGGAAACCTTCATTTCGCAGACCGCCCAAGAAGACGGCAAAGCGGTGGCTATCAGAATGGAGCAAGAACCGGGTTCCTCGGGTAAAGCCTTAATTGATCAATATGCAAGATATGTCGTACCGGGTTGGGACTTACAGGGGGTTCGTTCATCTGGGGATAAAGAAACTAGAGCAAGACCATTCGCAGCGGCTGTTGCTAATGGCAATGTTCGGTTGGTTCGCGGAAAATGGATTACTGATTGGCTTGACGAAATATCTTCTTTTCCTGAGGCTTGTAATCATGACGACCAAGTGGACTCAGCGGTTGGAGCATTTACATTTTTAACTGGCTTGGGGTTGCCTCAGAGGAAAAGGGCGACTATCATCGTGTAGGTAAACCTATACCACTATTGCCGAGAGGGTTAAACTAATGAAGAAAGCATATAAATCCCCAACCAAAACGCAGTTACGAACTGCCACTAATCAAAGCAAAGATGTAATTGCTGAATGGGTGAAGAAGTCAAGAAAAAATCTTGAACTAAGCCAAGAGGGGTTAGCAGAAATTGCGGGCATTGATCGCAAGACTATTAACAGAATTGAGAACGGTCACTTTTCTCCGAGTATTGAAACTTTGGTAAGAATTTCTGTTTCGCTTAACTCAAAAATTCCTTCACTCGTATGAGCGAATTACCTTTTAGAAACATTGACAGGCTTAAGCCTTTCCTTGAATTTCGTAAAGCATTAATGGCAGTGGAAGAAAGTGCTTTACAAAATTTGGAAACAGATGACGAGCAACTATGGTATGACACCCTTGTCTTGCTTCACTCAATCAAAGGTGATGTTGCTTCTATGTTCACACAATATTCAAATCTGTTCGCAAACAAAATTGAGACTGATGAAGCAACAGCGTCTAATGGTCAAAAAATTGAGAAGAAATCAGCGTTTGATCGCAAAGGTTGGAAGCATGAAGATCTTGCTTCGGAGGTTTTGCGGAGACTAAATGATTTGTCTGTTGACATGGATACGGGCGAAGTTGTTATGACAGCCAATGAGGTGGCTATGAAACTTCTTGACTATGTACAGCCCTCTTATTGGCGCATAAAAGAGTTGTCAAAATTGGGTATTAACGCAGATCAATACTGCGAAGTGGGAGAACTTAAAACAAGCATCATCGTAAGAAAGGAACAATCATGAACAATATCTATTCACAATTGACAGAATCTTTTCCACCCGAAATGGAAAAGCGCCTCAACAAAGGTGGCGCAAATTTGGTTTATGTACCAATTAGCGAAGTTATCAACCGTATGAACAAAGTTCTCGGTGTAGAAAATTGGTCATTCACCGTCAAGAATTGGCAACAACTTGGGACATCAATTGTTGCTCAAGTTTCTGTGGTCGCAACAATTGAGGGCAATACCGTTACTCGTGATGGAGTTGGTGGACAGAAAATTAAGATGTCCAAAAATGGTGACCCTGTAGACATCGGAGACGAAGTTAAGGGCGCAGTTTCAGATGCTCTAAAAAAAGCGGTTCAGACTCTTGGTATTGGTTTGTATCTTGCTCGTTCAGAAGAAGCAATTGAAATAGAGCAGGCGATGGAAGCCACAACGGTCGTATCTTTGGCTCCTGTTGTCTCTCCCAAATATGCGCAGTTCAAAACATTGCTTGAAGCAAAAGATGAGAACAGAGCAAAGATCAAGAGTTTTTGGTCTAACTACGGTGGGGGTCGCCCTGTGCCTAAGCCTTCAGAGTTCACCGAAGAAGAACTTGATGCGCTTATTACAGAACTCATTTCTTATCAGTTTGAAGGGTCGGTTATTGTAGAAACGCCGACGCCTAAAAAGATCAAATCTCCTGAGATGCCACCTCGCAAAGATATTGACTGATGTGCTCAACGCTCCAGAATATCTTTCACCAAGTTCAATAAGCACATTTCAACAATGTCCGTATAAGTACAAACTTTCTCGGATAGATGGGCTCAAAGAACCCGCCACCGAACATACATTGTTGGGCAATTATGTTCATTCTATTTTAGAAGAGTTCTATCGTCTTGAAGCATCAGAGCGAACAGTTTTTAACGCACGAACTTTATTTCGTGCTGTTTGGGATGATTACTCTGAAGAAGTTACCAAAATTTATCGTGGGAACAAATCTCGTATAGATGAGTTTCGGTTGAGGGCTCGCTACTGCATAGAGAACCTTATGGCGATGGAGCCGTCTAACGAAATTGAATTTGACGGTATTGAGACAGAACTAAATCACTCTGTGCTTGGCGTCCAAATTAAAGGCTTTATTGATAGATGGGCTGTCAAAGAGGGCAAAATAGACATTGGAGACTACAAGACAGGGAAAGTCCCTCAATTGCGATTCCGTGATGACAAGTTTGATCAACTACTAATTTACGCTGTTATTTTGTCCGAGATTGAGGACAAGGAGATTGGCACCCTAGAGTTGTTGTACATCAAAGACGGGGTTAAACTAACCAAGAATCCAACCCAAGAAGATATAAATAGAATTAAAGAAATGTTAGTAGAAATAAGAAGTGCCATAGACGAACGATGCCAAACAGAGGTTTTTGAAACCAAGGTTGGTGTATTGTGCGGATC